GTATCAGCGCCCTAGAGGCTGCGATCGAGGCACCGCTGAAATGACGTACACGCACGCCGGGTCATTGCCGCGGCACCTGTACGTTTGGATTGAGCCGAATGCGATCGGGCAACACGATTGGCTGCGGGCCGTCTGGTTCGGCATTACCAGCTATCCCGGTCGCGCATGGGGATGCCATGTGCTACTTGAGTGCGGAGCGATCTACCGTAACGTACCGTTGCACAAGGTTGCGATGCGTAACACCGAGGAGGTGTGGCGACCGCAGGACGCGCAGACATGGGATGCGTATGGGTGGCAATTCTCGACGATTGAGTATTCGTACCTGATGAGCAACAACGTGCTGGTCAAGCTCAGAGACAAGCGAGAGTTTGCCGGCGAGTATCTCTTCACGCTGGTGCCGATCGGCGATCCGTTCTCGGCAGCGCCGGAGCAGTCGAAAGAATTCATGTTCTGCGCGCTGGCGAACGGGCGCATTACCGCGCAGCCAACCAACCATGTGCTCATCGCTGACCGATCTTTTACGACAGAGCTAGTGTGGCCGAAGTTTCTGGCCCGGCAAACAGACTGGTTTTCATCGGAGGAATAATGGGCGCAGGTCAACGTAGGAAGGGCGCGGCGGGAGAGCGTGAGCTCGCCCAGGTACTCTCAGAGCAACTCGGCTGGGTGGTGAGTCGCAAGCTCGGGCAAGCCAGAGACGGCGGCGATGACATCCAGACCGGCAAGTTTCGCTGGGAGTGCAAGCGGCGCAAGAAGCTCGCGGTGTACGAGTTCATGGATCAGATCACCGCGGCGTGCGGGCCGGGCGATGTGCCGGTCGTTGCCATGCGGGCAGACGGCAAGGGCTGGCTGGTGATGATGAAGCTCGAAGATGCGCTGCCGCTTATCCGAGGGGAGCTGCCGCAGCGATGAAGCTCAAAACGTGCGACATCTGTGGCACTCGGTACTATAAAAACTGCAGACAGGAGAAGAACCATGACGCGATCATTCAGCATCGACAGTTCCATCGACTCTATCGACTCGTCTCCGCGGCGGTCGATGACGCCAGAGCAAGAGCAGCGAAAGAGGCAAATTCTCTACCGGATAAAAGGCTTACGCGCAAACCTCGCAGAACTGGAGCGAGAGTTGAACCGCGTCGAACTTGGCCTGCCGGAACCTTATCGCTACGATCCCGAATGGTTGCCGCCATTCATTCGGAGGGGACATGAGGTTCAACATCAAGATCGAGGAAGTGGAGAACGTGGCGACGATCGCGGAGCTCGCGGCGACGGTACTTGATTACGAGCGTGTACTGCGTAGAATCGAAAGGTGGGGCCGTGACCATGAGCCGAGCATATGGGCGAGGGAGATTCTGGAATCGAATCAACGAAGGCTGGATTCCTAGCCGATGTGGTTTGGTTCGCCTACGCGAGCGTATCGATTGGCGTACTGGCTGGCCTCTGTTTCTCGGTCGCGTACTGGGTATTTAGAATCCTGACATGAGCGATGGGATCAGATTGGTGCCGTGCCAGAACTGCAATGCTGCAGGCTGGATCGCGCACAATGGAGACTGGGTACGGTGCGAGGAATGCAATCCTCTGCCGATCCCGAAGGCAACGGCCACGGTGTTGACATTCAGCCGCGGTGCCAAGGTCAGAAGGCCGGTAGTTGACAACGACCTGCCGCCGGCAGCGTGAGGACGATATGAAGCAAGGCTTGTACGCAAACATCCATGCCAAGCGCGAGCGCATCAAGGCCGGAAGCGGCGAGAAGATGCGCAAGCCGGGCGAGAAGGGCGCACCGACAGCCAAGGCATTCCGCGAGTCCGTCAAGACGGCGATGAAGCGGAAATGAAAACGGCTGCGTGGCAGCGGAAGGAAGGACAGAACCCCAAGGGCGGGCTGAACGAAGCAGGAAGGGCCAGCTATGCTCGACAAACTGGTGGAAAACTTAAAGCTCCGGTTAAGTCAGGCGACAACCCGCGTCGAGCAAGTTTTCTCGCACGCATGGGCAACGCTGCAGGCCCGATGGAGAAAGACGGAAAGCCAACCCGTCTCGCCCTCGCACTCCGAGCATGGGGAGCCAGCTCCAAGGAAGATGCCAAAGCGAAAGCGGCGGCGATAAGTAAGCGAAACAAGGCGAAAGGTAAGTAATCGTGACATTCGCCGAGAAACTCAAATCCGCATTGCGCTCGACGGTGGGAGAACGCAAGAAAGTGGAGGGGGAAATTAGGAAAACGGCTTGGTTCAAGGAGTTCGTCAAACAGTACGGCGAGGAACCAAACCTATCTGAAAGCGCAGACTACGATTACTTCACGGCGTGGAAGATGGGGGTTAGACCAGAGCGCGACCCTTATGACGAAAACAAATTCCATTGGGGTTCATACGCTGAAAACGCATTCGGGCGTAAAATCCAGTTAAAGAAAGCAGGCCACAAGACGCTGTGGAAAAGTAAACTGATGGAAGAAACCGGAATCAATCCTGACGAAGTTGGGCTAAAGACACCACAGCAGGGACAGCAATGGTTGGAAAGCTGGCGCGCTAAAGGCGCCGCAACTAGACGGATGTCAGGTCAGTAACAAACAAGGGTAACACCATGCCACTCATGCAAGGATACGGAAAGAAAACCATCTCGAAGAACATCTCGAAAGAGGTCAAGGCAGGCCGCCCGCAGAAGCAGGCCGTCGCGATCGCGCTCAACGTCGCCCGTAAGGCTGCACAGAAAGCCGGAAAGCGCGGGATGTTTACCCGCAAGACGATGGGATGACCGAGAAAGCCGAACAGATACAGAAGGTGCTGGAGCTGATCGAGGGCGGAATGTCCGAGCGGTCAGCTTGTGCTGAGGTTGGAATCAGCCGAGCCACCTTCAGAATGTCGGCGCTGAAGGTAACTTCGGGCGCCCATTACGCGCGCGCATTGGAGGCTTTGGCGCAGGATCAAGTCGAGAAGGCAGAGCAGGTCATCGAGGACATGCGCAACGGCGTGATCGACGCGCAGCAGGCCAGAGTCGAGCTCGATGCCCGCAAGTGGTTTGCCAGCAAGTTCCTGCCCAAGCGATACGGCGACAAGGCCGAGGTCGAGCACTCGGGGAACGTCGGCTTAACGGTCAACGTTAAACGATTTACGGATGCCTGAGATCGACCTGCCGGCTAACGGGTGGCGACCGCGACCGTACCAAGTCCCGGCGTGGGCGGCGCTCGAAGGCGGCGCTAAACGTCTGGCGCTGGCGTGGCACCGTCGTTCCGGTAAGGACGAGCTGGCGCTGCATTGGGCCGCAGTCTCGGCGATGATTCGGCCCGGCGGCTACTGGCACCTGCTGCCACTCGCCAACCAGTCACGCAAAGCGATCTGGGACGCGATCAATCCGCACACGGGCAGGCGGCGCATCGATGACGCATTCCCGCTCGAACTGCGCGAGACGACGCGCGAGCAAGACATGTTCATCCGGTTCAAGAACGGATCGACATGGCAGGTCGTAGGCTCGGACAACTACAACAGCCTCGTCGGTTCGCCTCCGGTCGGTGTCGTGTTCTCCGAGTACGCGATGGCAGACCCGAATGCGTGGGCATTCCTGCGCCCGATCCTTGCCGAGAACAACGGCTGGGCGATCTTCATCTCGACGCCGAGAGGCCGAAACCATTTCGCCCGCCTTGTCGAATACGCGCGCCAAGACCCGCAATGGTTCGGGCAAGTGCTGACGGTCGAGGACACGAAGGCGATCCCGATGGACACGATCGCTCGGGAGCGCAAAGAGCTGAAGATGGAGCGCGGCGACAAGGAAGCCGAGGCCATCATCCGGCAGGAGTATTACTGCGACTTCGATGCCGACATACCGGGCGCGTACTACGGCGAGCTCATGCGAGCGGCAGAGCTGCAGGGCCGCATCGGTTCCTTCCCGCATGTGATCGGCCAGCCGGTCGGCACCGCATGGGATATTGGTGTGGGCGACTCCACCGTGATCTGGTTCTACCAGTTCGTCGGCCACAAGATCCGCATCATCAACGTACTCGAAGGCTCGGGCGTCGGGCTCGACTGGTACGCCAAGAAGCTCCTGAGCATGGATTACGTCTACGGCGACACGATCTGGCCGCATGACGGGGCTGTGCGTGAGTGGGGCTCTGGCGCTACTCGGGTCGAGACTGCCGCGGGCTACGGGCTCAAGCCACGCATCCTCGAAGCCGATTCGGTCGACGACGGCATTCAAGCTGTGCGCCAGATGCTGCCGGTGTGTGAGTTCAACGCTACGCCAGATCCGTTTCCCGGCGAGACGCCAGATGATGCCAAGGCGCGCATGACGCGAGCGATCGATGCGCTGCGCCAATACCGCAGGGAATACGACGAGAAGCTGCAGCGGTTCCGCGATAGGCCGTTGCACGATTTTTGCTCGCACTTTGCCGATTCGATGCGCTATCTCGCCAAAGGTCGCAGGCCGTTCCGTGGTACAGAGCGCAGAGGTCGACAGCCGGGAGCTGCTATAGCAGACTACGCTGTGTTGGGCTAGACTCGCGTCAAACCGTGAGGTGTCTATGTCTGGACTGTTCAAACCCAAGATGCCGAAGATCGAGCCGCCGCCGCCACCTCCCGAAACGGATGTCGCAAAGCAGCGCGAGATCGAATCCACCCGACTGCGCCGGCGTCGAGGCCGTGCCAGCACCATGATGTCGACGTCCGAATCCCGCCAGCAGGGCGGCGTGGCGACGACTAGACTCCTCGGAGGTGGCATGTAATGGCTACCAAGAAGATCACTCAGCTCACCTCGCTCGCTCAGGTCGACGTTGCCAACGGCAGCGACGTTCTGCCGATCGTCGATCTCGGTGCGTCAGAGACGAAGAAGGTCACCCCGCAGGCGCTTGTCGGTTCAGCCGCGAGCGACATGGTGGCGACATGGAATAACGTCCTGACCGCCTTCAACGGCATCAAGCTCAACGTCACGGACACGGCGTCGGACGCGGCCTCGCGGCTGCTCAGCTTGCAGGTCGGTAGCGTCGACAAAGCATTCATCACCAAGTCCGGCACGATGAACCTCGCCGGCGCGCTGGTCGTCTCCAGCGTCTCGACGCTTACGGGCGCGGTCACCGCAGTCAGCTCGGTCAAGTCGACGTCAGCCACGGCTGGCATTGGCTACGGCACGGGCGCAGGCGGCGCAGTTACTCAGGCCACCAGCAAATCAACCGGCGTCACGCTCGACAAGGTTTGCGGCGAAATCACGATGAACAACGCCACGCTCAACCGCGAGACTGCGGTGAGCTTCACGTTGACCAACAGCGCGATCGCGGCAACCGATGTGGTGGTCGTGAATATCAAGTCAGGCGCAACGGCGAATGCGTACAACATCGGCGTCACCGCGGTGGCTGCCGGGTCATGCCGCATCCAGTTGCATAACCTTCTGGGCGGCACCGATCTTTCGGAAGCGGTCGTTCTTTCCTTCGCGGTCATCAAGGCCGTCGCGGCTTAACGGAGTCCCATCATGGCAACAGGCATTGTTTTGGCATCGAACGCCAGCGCGACGGGTAGCTGGTTCTTCTGGCCGGGCGGTCGCGGTGAGTTCCGCGTCGAAGGCACGTTCCCCGGCACGGTCAAGCTCGAATGCAAAGGCCCGAACGGTACCGCGCAGGATGTCGGCATCGACACCACGCTGACCGCGAACGGCGGCGGCATCTTCGAGCTCGGCGCTGGCGAGATCCGCTGCAACATTGCGACGGCGACCGCGGTCTACGCAATGGCCCTGCGCATTCCTGACGGCGGGTTCTAATGCGTACCTACAGCCGGACGCTGGAGCGCACCGCCAGCAGAACGCACCGTCGCGGTGATCCGGGCGGTGATCAAGATGTCGGCAACGTGCTGCTTGAGGACGGGTTCAACATTCTCCTCGAAACCGGCGCATTCCTGCTGAAGGAGTAAGACATGGCAGATAGTAAAATCAGCGCGCTCGCATCAGGCGCACCGGCACAGGCTGGCGATGAGTACATCGTCGCTCGCTCTGGCGCTAACTACAAACTTACCGGCACCAACATCCTTGGCCTAGTAACCGGCACGGCCAACACCTTCACTGCCGTGCAAACACTTGCATCGGGCAACCTTAAGATCACAGGGTCAACGTCTGGCACGATTACCTTCGCAGTTCCTGCGGTGGCCGGCACCAATACGGTGACGTTCCCCGCCGAAACGATGACGGTTGGCTTTCGCAATATTCCGCAGTCAGGATCGGACAAGACATCGAGTTACTCACTTGCCACGACGGACGTTGGTAAGTTTGTCGGTGTCGGAACGTCGGGTTCTATAACGATTCCAGATGCGACGTTTGCAGCGGGCGATGTAGTGTCAATATTCAACAATACGTCGGGCGCTATCACTATTACCTGCACGATTACGACGGCGTACATCGCAGGTACGAACGCAGATAAGGCAAGCGTGTCCCTCGCAACTCGGGGCGTAGCAACGATTCTTTTCCTCTCTGGTACGGTCTGCGTTATCTCTGGCAACGTGAGTTAA